GGTCGGTATCTTGTAAAGCTGGCTGATTTTACCCAGCCCCTCGGCCAGCTGGTCGGCGGGCAGCTCAAACGCCGTTGACGCCTTGGCCGCCGTGGTGGCAAAGGCCAGTAAGTCGCGCTTTTGGTCGGCGTAAGAGTCATTCTGGTTGGTGACGCCCATGCGCGCGCCGCCCTCAACCAGCGCGGCATAGTCAACCGCGCCATGCTCCATTGGCAGTTGCTCACTGGCGGCCTTGATGGCGGCCTGCATGTCGTAAAACTGCGCGGTGCGGTTGCCTTTGTCATCGCGCAGCCCGTTGACCTGCTTTGCCACGCCCTTCATGGCGTCTTCCATATCCGCCGAGGCTTTGATAGCCGCCGCAAACGGCACGCCCATTGCCATCCCTGCCGCCGTGGCTGTCGCCCCTGCCCCGGCCACCCTGTCGCGGGCCTCCAGCGTTTTCCCGTATCGCTCACGCACCGCGCGCATTTTGGCCTGGCGCTCGCCCAGCTTCTTAAGCTCACGCTGCTGGCGCTCGATGGCGTCACTCGCTGCGCTGGCGTCGGTTTTAAGGCGGCGCTGTGCCGCGCTCAGCTGCTTTGTGTCGATACCGGCGGCGGTCAGCGCGCCGCGCTGCTGCTGTACCGAGCGCAGCAGGCCGTTGTAACTCTGCTGCAGGTCATTAACGCGGTTTTTTGCCTGCTCAAGCAAGCGGGACTGCTGCGCCGTGGGGCGGTTGGTGGCGGCAAACTGCGTCGCCAGCGCGGCAGCCTCCTGCCGGGCAGAGGCGAGATTTTTCTCAGTGATGGCAAGCTGCTGGCGCGTTTTGCGAAAGCCGTCAATGCGCCCGGCCTGATCGTTCAGGCTCTTAAGGCTGTCTTTGCTGGCTTTAAGGGCGGCGGACAGCTCCTTAGAGCCGTCGCGCGCACTGCGAAAAGGGCGGGTGATTTTGTCCACCGCCTTAAGTACCACCTGCAGGCGCAGGTTTCTGTCACTCATCGTCACCGGCTCCGTTACGCAGGATCGCTTTGTGCCGCCACATCAGCACGTCCGCCAGTGACTCCGCGAACATGACCGGCGGCGGCCAGTGAAACACGGTGGCGATGTCTGCCACCAGATCGTCTACGCTCAGCTCTGCGGGATAGTCGAAAGCGCCGACCTCGTTAACAAAAAAGACAGCACCTCCACCGACAGCGACACCAGATCGGCGGGGTCCATTTCGTTGATTTCCTGTACAGTCAGCGCAGGCGTTGACACGCGCGGCAGTACGGCCATCATCGCGTTAACGTCCATTTCCATTAACGCCTGCAGACGCACGCCGCGCAGCGCACCGGACTGCGGCTTGCGCAGTACCACCTCTGTGATTTCAGTTTTGCCGCGCTTGATTGGGGTGTCCAGGGTGACGGTTTTTTCGTTTTTGATGTCGCTCATATTCTTAATCCACTAAAAAATTGATAAAAGCAGCAGGCCAGCGCCTGCCGCCGTGATTACAGGCCCAGCGCGCTGCGGTGCGCTTCCATCATGTCCTTGCCGTCCACGATGTGAACCATGTTGACCAGATCCACCTCAAACAGCACCTCACCGTTTACGGTCAGCTTGGCGTAGCTGTTGGTCGCAGAAACCTTGGTCGTGTTGGCGTCACCGGTTTTCCACTCGCCGGAATCCAGCTCCTTGTAACGCCCGCGCGTGACCAGCTCCACCGCCTGCACTTCGCCGGTGTCGTCGCGCTGAATGGAGCCGGTAAAGCGCAGCTGCACGGCGTCTACGGTTTCCGCGCCCAGCTGTTTAAACAGCAGCGCCTCGGTGCCGCCGACTGTGAATTCTGTGTCCAGCGCGCCATCATCCAGGCCCATGTCAATATCCACGGCACCGGCCATGCCGCCGCCCCGGTATTTTTCAAACTTACGGGTCATTTTTGGCAGCGTCAGGGACTCAACCAGCCCCTGCCAGTTGTTACCTGCGTTGAACAGGTTCAGGTGTTTTAACTTACGGGGTAAGGCCATGTGCTCAGCTCCTTATGCTTTAACGCTGGCGGCGAAGTTGACCAGGTACTGGTCAGTAATGCGCTGGCGCAGCATCAGGTTTTCCAGCGGCGGCACCGGCGTATAGTCGTAATCGATAAACAGCTGCCCGGCCTTGAGCGTTTCTTTGGTGTTCACCGAGTCATCCAGCCAGCAGCTTGCACCGATGAGATAGCCCTGATTCACCAGGCTACGCAGCCTGGCGTTAATGCCTTCGATGATGTCGCGGGCAAGCGACGGATTCAGCGGCCCGTCAACGGCCCACATCTGCGCCTCGGCCATCGTGTCGGCCAGTACCTGTGCCGTGCGGGTGTAAGTTTCAAACTGAAAGAGCGGATCATCGCTCAGGCAGCGCGAACCCCAGAAGCGAAAGCCGTCCTTACGAATAAGCGTGGTGACGTCGTTCTGGTTCAGCAGGCCCGCATCGGTTGCCGGGTCCTGCAAATCCCACGACACATCTCTGGAAATGCCGGTAACGCCGTTCACGCCGACGTTAGACAGGGACTTGTGCCAGCCGGTCTGCTCGTCAATTTTGGCGCGCAGGCCGAGCGCGCGGGCGGTGGCATACGCTGCCGCCTCCGCTTTCAGCACGGTGTCAAAACTGATGAAGTCAGGCCAGATAAGCATCCCTTCGCGCTGGCTGAAATTAGCGCGATAAGCGATGACCTCGGACACGCTTTTGCAGCCCCAGGCGGAGATATACGCAAAGGATTTTAAGCTCTGCGCCACGCTCAGCAGCTCAGTTGCCACTGCCTTGGTGTCATGCCCCGGCACGCCGAGGATGCGCGGTTTAACGCCGCACACGGTCTGTGCCGCCAGCAGGGCTTTCATGCCGGTGCGCATCCCGTCAGCGGTCACGCCGCCGATGATGTTGGATGTGGTTTCCGCCTCGGTTTCGCCCTGCGCCACGCGCACGACCACAACCAGCGGTTTCGCCTGGTCGGCGATGGCGTCGAGTGACGCAGCCAGCGTGCCGGTTTTGCCCGCTTTGCCGCTGGCGGTCACAATGTCGGTGAGTAATACGGGACGGTTCAGCGGGAACGTTGCCGCGTCGGCGTCGTCGCCGGTGCAGACCATCCCGATGATGGCCGTGCTGACGGTGGTAATGGTTCGGGTGCCTTCGTTGACTTCAATGACGCGCACGCCGTGATGATAATCCTGTGCCATGTAACGGATCTCCGGTTAAGGGGTTCCGCTATGGTGTAAGGGATGGCGCGCGGGCGCACCCTGCGGCCATTGTCTGGCGGATGACACAAAGGAAAAAGGCCCGAAACGGGCCTCTGTTTATGATCCGGGGATTTCCGGCCAGCTGATGTCCGGCGCGCTGGCTGTGTCGGTAGCCTGAACCTGCTGGTAGTATTTCATCCAGGCTGTCAGTGAGGCTTTGTCGGCGTCCGTGATAATACCCAGCATCAGTTGTGTCTGCCACGGGCCGGTAAACGTGTTGGCTTCGGTCAGCAATACCCGCTTCTGCTTTTCCGCATCGGCCACATCGCCATTATGTTTTGCATCAGTATCCGTCACCCACTTCTGCCCGTCCCACTTATCGTATTTTGTGCCGGGCCTGAGCGGTGTTGTGCCTGCCGGATAATCGCCCAGCAGGGTGATCGAGGAGGCGCTCTGGTCTCTGGTCGAATACACCGTTTCGCCGCGATGGTCAGGCACGATACTCCATTTGCCCTGACTTAATACCGCCACCTGGCCTTTCTTCGTTGCGGGCGGCGGGGTGGTGGTTGACTGCGCGGCCACGCCGGTGCCAATGGCTACCCACTGATCAACCGGTCCGATAAGCTCCCCGGCCTCTCCACAGTTAAATGATTTAACCCAGCCAGACTCCGGGGCAAATCCCTCGCCATCAAGCTGGATGTACTGTTTTTCATCGGTCATCAGAAGCCCCTCATGATGTAGTTGAATGCCACGTTGCGCGGGCGGGTTTCATTACCGCCCGTGCTGCCGGTTGTGATGACCGTATCGTAAGATGAGTTGTCACCGCCTGACGGCGTCCAGTATTGCTGACCAAAGCTTCCGTTCATCTGGAGATCGTGAGTGTGAGCGCGGAATGCATCAGCCTGAAAGCTCAGCAGAACACGGTCAGTGTCCGCCTTCCTGTCATCGTCCCAGCCGCGAATAAACTCGCCGCGCAGATCGGGGATGATGAGATTTGTGTAAATTTTTGCCAGCTTCGGATACTGCTGTGCGGTAAACGTCTGGCCGCGACACTGCACCCAGCCCACAGGAGGGGTCGCCAGCGGATAAGGAACGGGAACACCCACAGGCAAAATGGTGCCGTCCAGCCCGTCACCGGAACCCCCGTTGGCAGTGGCAAGCGGCAGCGGCCGGTTATTGACGTCATCCCATACGCCCCAGGTGCCGTCACTGTTAACGTACAGGTGGACTTTCTTCCGGTCGTCAGTGGCATACATGTTGCTGCCGGTGCCGGTGTACTCAATACGCCCGTCTGTACGAAGGTACTGTTTATGTGGGTCCCTGTCGTTCAGGTGGTCTTTTATGCCCATGTCGCTGTAGGCTTTTACCTCAACCACCGAGTTGTCAACATACTGACGCGTCGCCAGTACCACCGACGGGTCGATTTTAAGCGTAATGGCGTCGGTGCTGTTCACAATCAGGATCATACGCACGGTCTGCGTGCGTCCGCTTCCCTCCTGCAGCGCGGGCTTGTAGGTTTCCGGCGTGTTGCAGACCGCAATCAGCGTGCCATCGGCGTCAAACAGGCCCATTTCCCTGATCCAGAAACCGCCCTCGGTTTCGGGGATGATCTGCTCGGCAATCACCTGGCTGGCGTTGGCCGGATCGATGCTCAGCGTGTTAATGGCCGCGCGCCGCATTTCGTTAATCAGCTTCGTCTGGCTGGCGTTCGGCGTCGGCAGCGTGCCGCCACCGTCGCCCACGGCCATCTGCGTGATGTTCAGTCTGGTGCCGAGTGCGGCAGCGTTGGCAATCTTAGCCGCGCCGAGGTTGGTCACTATGGCGTAATATTTCTGGCTCATGGTCTGATTTCCATCATGTCAGTAACGTGAACCGCCGCACCGCTGTAAAGCTGGCCCGCGACGGAAATGTTTTCCGGGGTGTAGGGGTAAACGGTCATGGCGTCACCGTCATAGCTGCCCGCCGCAATGCGTGTCTCACCCGTGACCTGGAGGTTTATCGACATCCCCAGCAGATGACGGCTGCAGGGTTTGGCGTCGCTGATAAGCCGCTCAAGCTCCAGATAGGTTTGCTCGGTAATGCCCTGGTCCTGCACGCCAATGTCCAGGCGAAACGTGCCGGGCGCTTCGCCGGTTTTCCACCACTCCAGCACGCGGATCAGGAAGCCGAACGGCTCCACCACGCGGCGTACTGCGCTGATGGTGCCTTTATGCTGATGGATGTAAAACGCATCCATCACCACGCGCCGCTTGACGCTTTCCTCCCAGGCTTCGTCCCAGCGGTCAACCGAGAATGACCAGGCGAGGTAAGGCAGAAACCACACCGGGCAGCTTGCAGGGTTCCACAGGTCACGCAGCGGAACGTCAAGCCCGCTGATGCTGCTGCACGCCTGCGCCAGCCTGCGCTCAAGCGCCGAGGATGCGGGCGGTAACAGACTCTGGCTCATCATTTGCCCCCGTTATCACTGGCAACCGCGACGGCCATCGCCGTGCAGTTACCCGCCTGCGTGCGGTTCAGAATAATGTCCTGTGCCGGTTCGGTGATTTCCACCCAGTCCACGCCCGCCACACGCAGCACCGCCCCGTAAGACTCGCGGCGCACGCTGCGGCCCAGCTTTTTCTGTTCGTTCAGGTAAGCGATCATTGCGGCCTGCGCCGCCTCCAGACACGGGGCGGCGGCCACGCCGTCAAACAGGTGGAGCGTGGCTTTTACCTCATAATCAAATATCGTTGCGGACTGCACGGTGACGCGGTCTGCCACCGGGCGCACGGTTTCCGCGTTCAGCGCCGCATTCACAGCACTCAGCAAATCCGCCGTTGCCGCGCCGCTGTTGTCACGGCTCAGCACGGTGATCAGTACCTCCGCCGGTGCCGGACTCGTTGCCGACACGTCGGACACGCGCCCGTCCGCGCTTTTCGCGTAGAACTCATAGGCCGCCGTCGGCCCCGCCACGCTCAGCCCCTCAAACGCACCCGGCACGCGCAGGCGTAAATCGTCGTCGGACTCCATCACCGCCACCACGGGCGGCACGGCGTCAGAGTCTGCCGGGCTTATGGTCAGGCGCTTAACGTTGTTGTTGGCCGCCAGCTGGTCCAGGTCGGTGCCGAGCGCATAGGCCACCATGACCGCCTGCGCCGCCTCGTTGATGCGCTGGCGTAAGAGGACTTCACGGTAGACGTTTTCCTGCAGGCACTTGACCAGCGGATCGGATTCCAGCGCCAGTACGCGGCGCATGGCGTCCTGCTCGTCTCCCGGATATAGCGCAATCAGGTTTTCTTTACGCTCGGACAGCAGCCCTTCAAAGTCCGGCACCTCAATGACTTCCGGCGCGGGAAGCTGCGATAAATCAATCACTGCCACGGTTTACCCCCGTTGGTATGGTCATTGCCAGCGGTGAGCCGTCGGCACGCTGTGCGTTTATCTCAACGGCCATTGAGCCGTCATAATCCATTGTGAAATTCAATGAAATCAGCCGTATGCGCGGCTCCCATCGGCTCAGCGCGGTGTAGGTTGCCGCCATGACCTGCATACGGGTGACGCCGTTCTGCGGCTGGTCGAGAAGCGCAGAGAGCATGGAGCCGTATTCCCGCCGCGCCAGGCGGCTGCCCTCCGGGGTCAGCAGAATATCGCTCACGCTCTGGCGGATGTGATCGATATCGGTCAGGGCCTTGCCGGTGTCGCGGTTCATGCCGAGATACATCACGCCGGGCCTCCTGATGTGTCATTACCGTACTTCACGTCGCCGTGTTTATGGGTGTGCACCACGACGCCGTTAGAACTCAGCGCGCCGCCGCCCTGGGTGACTGCGCCGTTAATGGCCGTTTCGCTGTTGAATGTTGTCTGGCTGGCCTCTACGCCAAAAGCGTCAGTAATCAGCTGAATGCCGTCTGCCGCTTCGATGCGCACGCTTTTGATGTTTTTTATCAGCAGCTGCCCGGTTGCCGGTTCGTACTGAAAAAAACCACCGTCGCTAAACTGCGTGGTACTGCCGTTCTCTGAATAATCCGGCGGCGGGAATGCATCGGAATAGATGGCAGGCAGGGCAAAGGCGGTTTCAAGGTTGCCGCCCATGCTCAGTAAAATGACCTGTTCGCCCACGGTTGGCTGCCACCACGTGCGGGTGTTACCGGCGCGTGTAGTGAGCCAGTTAATCCAGTTGGTTTCGAGGTCGCCCGTTTTCACCCGGCACAGCCAGTTAACCGGATCGACTTCGGACACAATGCCGGTGCGGATCAGGTTGGTGATGAGGCGCATGATTTCGGTAAATTTTTCGTTCATTTTTTTATTTTGAACTATAGAAAATAGCAATGCCTATACAGTTTGTTGTAAGGTCATCCATACAAATGGATAAATAATCCCAGAGGAATACATGCTACAAATATGCAACGGTAATTTTTTCTTCACCGATAAATTCTATGAAACAACACAGCGAGCTCCACTATATACAAACATAATCATTCCTGATCAGGGCTTCGATTTTTGTATTGGAAAGGCTCTTCCGACATCACGTTTTCTATCGATAACAACGATCATTTTTGAGGTCATTGAAAAGCAACCTTCAGAACACCCAGATGGCGATGCGTCCGTATTCATATCAACTCTTGGCGGGGATATAATGAGGGACTTATCTTATGTATTCTCCTTCTTTTTTAAAGGAGTATGCACCACATCCTATCCTTTGGCCGAACGCCTTTTAAGGAATGATAAAATTCCAGGCTCATGGAAAAAAGCAGGGGAATATGTAAGCAATTACTTTAAAAATCCACAATACGCGACTCAAGAACAAATCGATGACTTCTGCATTTTTATTAATAAGTTAATAAACTCACCGCGAGAAAAATACGAGAAATCAATTAAAGCCATTAGCCAGTTCGTTGTTGCCATTAATAGAATAGCCGATGATTTAGACGCATCTTATACATTGTTTGTAGCTTCGATTGAGTCACTTTCTCAAGATATGGCTGAAGGAGATACTGACTGGCCTGACGTAGCAACAAGTAAGCGGCAGTCGCTTGATAAAATACTTAATAAACTTGAACACTCAACTGCGAATTTGATACGTAATGAAATTGTAAAACATGAACATCTCGCATTAAGCAGAAAATTTGTATTAGCTTCAGTCAACTCTCTTGGTAAAGATTTTTTCAATTCCGAGGGTAAAGATTATAAGACTTGTGGGAAATCCGCAATCCAAATAGCAATTAAAAACGCCTATAACTTGCGTTCAAAATACGTACACACTCTGAAACCATTGCCATCAGAAATATCATATCCACACAATTTAGATTACTGTGTTGATATTGATGGCAAACCCAACCTGACCCTAAACGGCCTCTCGTCCGTAGCCAGAGAAGTAATATTAAAATTTGTAAAAGACATGCCATCAATAAACGAAAAAGAAGAAATTGACTACATGAAATTCATTCCAGGCATAATGTTTGCTCGATTATCAGAAACATTATGGATGGGAAACACAGCAAGCCTTGGCAGTGACAATTATCTACTTATCCTTGACGCTATATTAAACAGAATTGAAGTTTTACTTACGAATGGCAAAGCAGACATACCTAACATGACTGAAGTAATTAATGAGGTTGGACATAGACTGGCATCTGAAAACAATGAAGAAAACATCCTTTTAATGCTTAGCATTGTAATCACCTTATCAAATTACACAAAATATAAAATGGATGAAAAATTCATTAAAAACTATAAAAAACACGAACAAAAATTATCGAAAGAGAATATATATACACTTCTCTTACACACTCTGTGCAACCTTGAAATAAACAATGCCGACCTCTTCCTTTTATCATTTGAAAGCTATCTAGAAACCAAATACCACAAAAAGAAACTTAGATTATCTGAATTTTACGAATCACTTTTATGCGCTAAGTTAGCCAATGAGTTCTATAGTGCTGGCGAATACGAAAAGACAGATGCGTTACTTAATCATATAGAATTAAACACCCCCAACTCAGTCGTAAAATCCTATCACTTCAATGAGAAAGGGGAGCATAGATTTGAAATTCAGCGATATTTAACACTAACTAATAAGGAATAGAATAACTTTCACGCCTAATTGAATTAGTAATTCCTGCCGACTATTTTGATAGCCACCTGTATATGTTTTCTATCACAGTTATCTCCGCCTCACTGTTTACGCCCAGCAATGGGCGTTGTTCATATTTTACGGTTATGCCTCGCCTGCTCACCCGGTCACGAAGACCGTAATGATGAACACGGGCCAGACGCTGCACGGCAGGCACGAAAGCCACCTCTGCACTGTCGCCGGTTGCTTTTGTTTTGAGGTACTTTGCGGTTTTCAGCTTCACAAACATCTTGCGCTTAATGCGGCCCAGCTTTGTCCTGGCGGATACGCGGCGCGGTTCCCATGCGCTGCCATCGGGTGAGCGCTGCGCCGTCATGTTAGCCTGCTGAATGCGCCGCACGTCGCGCGCCACCTCACGCAGCATCTTTTTACGCTCAGCCGGTTCCAGCTTTGCCAGCAACGCATCCAGCCAGGCGTCAACCTCGTGCAGATTATCCACGGTTTACCGTCCAGATTTCGTCCGCTTCAAAAGGGTTGCCCGGCTCCGGCACGGCTCTGACTTCGGTCACGCCGTTGACTTCCTCGGCAACAACCCGCTCTGTCAGCTTTAAATTAATGCTGATATCACAGGCACCATTGCCGAGTATGTCCACTTCAAACGTACACAACTGTTCACGCTCGTCAGGGTTCTGCAGCGCGTCCGGCTGGTTGGTCCGCAGCCAGTACATCACCGCCGCCATCAGCAGGTTTTGGTCGCCGGTGAAGTCCGTAATCACCACGTTCAGCGTATAGCGGTATTCCCACGACAGTGACGCGGCAGCGGTGCCAACCGATGCGCCCTTATCAACAAACAGGTGAAACCTGTCAGGGTTTTGCTGTAAGTAAGGGATGGCGCTGTTAAGGGCTTCGCGTAAGGACTGCGGCTTGTTCATCGTCTTTATCCTGACAGCTCACTATGGTGTCCACCTTGTCGGCGCAGGCCGCCCAGGCGGTTTCGGTTTCATCCAGCAGGGCCAGTAAATCGCCGTTAGTGCGCGCCGACGACGGCCCCAGCTGGCAGCGGGTTATTCTGGGACAGCCACTGACGGTAAGATTCACCTCCGGTGATGGCCGGTCGCTGGCGCAGCCGGACAGCAGCATCAGGCAGAGGGGTATCAGACCAGCGGCGAAAGGCGTCATTTTCACGTTTCAGATCCTCAATCTGGCGCTGCCGCTGGCGCAGCAGTACGTTGTTTTTTTCAGCCGCCGCATACAGCTGCGTCTGTGCAAGGTTGCTGCTGTGCGCCAGGATGTTGACCGCCAGCAGCTGGCTGTTTTTCTGGCTCAGCTTTTTATCTTTTTCGGCCAGCTGCGCCAGCTGTGTGCCGATGGTTCTGTTTGCACTGTGCAGCTGCCACGACAGCAGCCCGGCAGTCACCAGCAACACCACAAAGCAGGTCACAACAACGGCGCGCATCATGTTGCCGCCCCTTTTAAACACCATGCCAGCTCACGGCCGCGCCGGTTATCCAGCCCCTGATTAAATATTCCTTTCACGTACACCCATCGCGGCAGCTGATAACAGGCGTCGCGCCACCGGCTGGCCCTAATGAGTTTCACCATCGTTGAGCCGCACACGTTGCCGGTGCCGACGTTAAACGCCAGCGACACCAGCGCGTCATAAACCTGCTGCGGCATGGTGACCGCCACGCAGCGCGCCAGTGCCGCCT